AAAGATGATGGCGTTCAAACTAAGCAATAGATCACTAAAGAAACTTGAGGGTGTCCACCCTGATATGGTAGCAACAGTTAAACGTGCTATCGAACTGACTAATGTCGATTTTGGAGTGACGTATGGAGTCAGAACTTTAGCAGAGCAAAAGAAACTGTATGAGTCTGGACGATCACAAACAATGAAGTCAAAACATTTGATTCAAGGAGATGGCTACTCACATGCCGTAGACCTTGTAGCTTATGATGGCTCAGATGTAATTTGGGAAATTAATGTTTACGATAATATTGCTGACGCTATGTCAGCAGCCGCTATGGAAGTTGGATGTGCAATTAAATGGGGCGCAGCTTGGTCAGTCGGAAATATCGCTCGTTATGATGGTACAATGGAAGATGCTATGAACGAGTATATTGACCTACGTCGATCACAATCCCGTAGACCATTTATTGATGGCCCACATTTTGAATTGATGGTATAATAAGGAAGTATTATGGCTCGTGAGTTAACTGAACAACAACAAAAGTTTTTAGCTGTCCTCTTTGACGAGGCAGGAGGAGATGTTCTTACAGCTAAGAAACTCGCTGGCTATTCGGACACAACAACTACAACCCAAGTTGTTAAAAGCCTTAAAGAAGAAATCATTGATGCTACACAAATGTTCATGTCACGTAATGCACCTAAAGCTGCAATGGCTATGGTTGGTGCTTTGTATGACCCAACTGAACTAGGTATTCGTGATAAAATGCAAGCTGCTAAAGAACTACTTGATCGTACAGGTCTAGTTAAAACTGAGAAGATGCAAGTAGAAGCTAAGGGTGGCGTTATGCTTATGCCTCCTAAACAAATGGATGATGATGACTAAACCATTAAAACAATGGAAGTTACCCCAACCAACTGACGTAAAAGAAAACAATGAGTGGGTTCCAATCCCACGTATATCACGTACCATACCCTTTGGGTACGACATAGACCCCGACGATCCAGACGTACTGTTGCCCAACGAATACCAATTAGATATGCTAGAGAAAGCACAGCAGTATCTAAAACAGTATTCGTATCGTGAGGTAGCCAATTGGCTTACACGAAATACAGGTAGGGAAATATCCCACGTAGGTTTGAAGAAGCGGTTAGACAATGAGCGAAGAAGAAAAAACAAAGCTGGAAGCCTACGCAGATGGGCAGACTATGCGAAAAAGGCAATCGCCAAAGCGGAGGAACTTGAAGCCAAACGCCTCGGTGCAAAAGCGCAAAACAGCAACCAAGAAGACTCAACAACAGCAGAAGCCTAGTGCACCAGCTATTGCTACTACAGTGGAAGAGATTCCGATTGAGCAGCAACACAATGTAATCTTTAAACCTAATGCTGGCCCCCAAACTGATTTCCTAGCTGCAGGTGAACGAGAAGTACTATATGGCGGCAGTGCAGGTGGTGGTAAATCCTATGCTATGTTAGCTGACCCTCTACGTTTTATGGGACACCCTAGCTTTTCAGGATTATTACTTCGCCATACTACAGAAGAATTACGGGAACTTATCTTTAAATCACAAGAGATGTATCCTAAGATATGGCCTGGAATTAAGTGGTCAGAAAGAAAGATGCAGTGGACTGCGCCCTCTGGTGCGAGGTTGTGGATGTCCTACCTAGACAAGGAAGATGACGTTCTGCGTTACCAAGGTCTAGCATTTAGCTGGATAGGCTTTGACGAACTTACACAATGGCCCACTCCATTTGCATGGAACTACATGCGCTCTCGTCTACGGTCCACTGCACCTGACTTACCTGTATATATGAGAGCTACTACCAACCCAGGAGGTAGAGGTCATCATTGGGTAAAGAAAATGTTTATTGATCCTGCACCTGCAGGTAAAGCATTTGAAGCTACTGACATTGAAACAAATGAAACATTACGTTATCCAGCGGGACACGAAAAAGCTGGTAAAGCACTATTCAAACGTAGGTTTATACCCGCACGTCTAAAAGACAATCCATACTTGGCAGAGCAAGGTGACTATGAGGCTATGCTATTGTCACTACCTGAACAGCAACGTAGACAGTTGTTAGAAGGTGACTGGGATATTAAAGAAGGTGCAGCCTTTACAGAATTTGATAGAAGCATTCATGTTGTTGAACCTTTTCCAATTCCTAATAACTGGGTTAAGTTTAGAGCATGTGACTACGGTTATGGTTCTTACAGTGCTGTGCTTTGGTTTGCCGTATCGCCTAATGAGCAACTTATCGTATATAGAGAACTATACGTCAGTAAAGTTTTAGCTACTGATTTAGCAGATATGGTATTGCAGTTAGAAGTAGAAGATGGTAATATTAAGTATGGTGTACTTGATTCTAGTTTATGGCATAAACGAGGAGACACTGGACCTAGCTTAGCAGAACAAATGATTAGTAGAGGATGTCGTTGGCGACCATCTGATCGTTCTCGTGGTTCACGTGTTGCAGGTAAAAACGAAATACACAGACGCTTACAGGTAGATGAGTTTACAGAAGAGCCTAGACTAGTGTTTTTTAATAATTGTACTAATACAGTTGCACAGCTACCTGCTTTACCAATTGATAAGAAAAATCCAGAAGACATTGATACTCTAGCTGAAGATCACTTGTATGATGCATTACGCTATGGAATCATGTCACGTCCACGATTTAGTGTGTTTGACTACGATCCATATGGAACACCGTCTACAGGAATGAGAGTTGCAGATAGCACTTTTGGTTACTAAGGAAAAGTAAATGGCAGAAGATAATGAAGTATTTATCGAAGACGATGCAATCGTATTAGAAGATACAGATACATCAGAAGAAACTGATTATCAAACTAATAACATTATTCCATTCATTATGGAACGTTATCGTCGTGCGGAAGATTATCGTAAACAAGATGAAGAACGTTGGTTACGTGCATATCGTAACTATCGTGGTGTATATGGACCAGATGTACAATTTACAGAGGCTGAAAAATCACGTGTATTTATTAAGGTTACAAAGACTAAAACACTAGCTGCTTATGGTCAGATTGCAGATGTTCTTTTTGCTAAAAGTGTTTTTCCTATTACCATTGATCCTACAGAACTCCCAGATGGTATTGTTGAAGATGTGTCTTTTGATCCTGCTCTTCCTGAGCCATTACGTGAAGATAAAAAAGAAGACCCTGTATCTCCTTATGGATTTAAAGGAGATGGCAAAGAGTTTCCTGCAGGTGCTACATCTAAAACATTACAAGAACTTCTTAACCCTGAACTAAATAAAAAACTAGAACCTATTTCAGGAGTGCAAGCAAAGGTAGGTACAACACCTACTTCTATTACTTTTAGTCCAGCTATGATTGCAGCTAAAAAGATGCAAAAGAAAATTCAAGATCAATTAGAAGAATCTTCTGCATCTAAACATTTACGTAATACAGCATTTGAAATGGCACTATTTGGTACTGGTGTTATGAAAGGTCCGTTTGCTGTAGATAAAGAATACCCAAACTGGAACGACGAAACAGGTGAGTACGAACCTAATTTCAAAACTATACCGCAAGTATCTCACGTATCCGTGTGGAACTTTTATCCAGACCCTGATGCCAATAACATGGATGAAGCACAGTTTGTTGTTGAACGACATAAGATGTCACGTTCACAATTACGTGCACTAAAGAAACGTCCTTACTTTCGTGCTTCAGTTATTGATGATGCAATCTTAATGGGCGAAAACTATAACAAAGAATATTGGGAAGATGATCTATCTGATTATGCTCCTGAGCATGGTATTGAACGCTTTGAAGTTCTAGAGTACTGGGGCATGGTAGACGTAGACATGCTTATGGAGCAGGGTATAGATGTTCCTCGTGAGCTACAAGATACTGATGAACTACAAGCCAATGTCTGGATTTGTAATGGCAAACTACTTCGTATGGTAATGAACCCATTTAAGCCAGCTAAAATTCCTTACATGGCAGCACCTTATGAACTAAACCCATATTCATTCTTTGGTGTTGGCATTGCTGAAAACATGGACGATACACAAACACTAATGAATGGCTTTATGCGTATGGCAGTAGATAATGCTGTATTGTCTGGTAACCTATTGATTGAAGTAGATGAAACTAACTTAGTTCCAGGCCAAGACCTATCAGTATACCCAGGCAAAGTGTTCCGTAGACAGGGTGGTGCACCAGGACAGGCTATCTTTGGTACTAAGTTTCCTAATGTTGCGGGTGAAAACTTGCAGCTATTTGACAAGGCTCGTGTACTTGCAGACGAATCTACTGGCTTTCCTAGCTTTGCGCACGGACAGACTGGCGTTTCAGGTGTAGGCCGTACTGCATCTGGCATTAGTATGTTAATGGGTGCAGCTACTGGCAGCATTAAAAATGTTATTAAGAATGTAGATGACTATCTACTACGCCCACTAGGTGAGGGCATGTTCCGCTTTAATATGCAGTTTGACTTTGATCCTGAGATTAAAGGTGACTTAGAAATTAAAGCACGTGGAACAGAATCACTTATGGCTAATGAAGTTCGTAGCCAACGACTTATGCAATTTATGCAAGTAGCATCCCAACCAACTCTTGCCCCTTTCGCTAAGTTCCAATACATTATTCGTGAGATTGCAAAGTCTCTAGACCTTGACCCTGACAAAGTAACTAACAACATGAGTGATGCTGCAATTCAAGCTGAGTTAATGAAATCATTTCAACAAGAACAGCAACAGCAGCAAGGGGGAGCACCAGCAGGTGCAAACCCAATGGATACATCAGGAGCAGGTGGTGGCACTATAGGCATGGGCCAAGCACCTACACCACAAGAACAAGGATTTAGCGGTAATGCAGGACAGCAAGGAACTCCTCAGCAAACTCAAGGGGCTGGTCAGCAACCAAGCCCAATGGTCTAAGTTTGAAGAATACTTAGACTTTATTATAACACAACAACACCGTACTATGGAACAAACTAGTGAGCCTGTTGCGGTATATAGAGCACAAGGTGCTATCTATCAACTTCGCAGACTTAAACTTTTAAGAGATGAGATTTTAAAGAATGGCTGACAAGAGAAAAAAGAAACCTGAATGGGATTTATCTTCTAAAGAATATGATGGTAAAGAGATAAACGTAATTACATTTAAAGATGGTAAAGAATTAACGTTACCCGAAATTGAACATATGTTTGAAAAAAATAAATCTGCACCAGAACCAGTTCCTTCAAAAACAACATCAAAAGTAATATTAAATTTTCTTGAAGAAAGAAATCCTACTAGGGAAGAATTTATAAATTATTTTTCTGGGAAAAAACTTAATAAAGGTGGTACTACTATGAAAGACCAAATGTCTATGTTTGAAGAAGGTGGCCTCAAACAAGAGGGCGGCATGGTAGATGAGGAATCGGGAAACGATGTTCCTACTGGAAGTACTAAAGAAGAAGTACGAGATGATATTCCTGCTATGCTAAGTGAAGGAGAGTTTGTTTTTCCTGCTGATGTTGTACGTTACCATGGTTTAGAAAAACTAATGGAACTTCGACAAGAAGCTAAAATGGGCATTAAGAAAATGGAAGCTATGGGTCAGATGGGAAATGCTGACGAAGCTACACTGCCTGATGATATTCCATTTACTGTGGATGATCTTATTATTGTCGCAGAACCTATGGAAGTAGAGGATAGTAAAGAACCTAAAGAAAAAGCACATGGAGGTGTATTACACGCTGCTGAAGGTACGTATGTATCTCCATCTACTGGTGTTATAGGTACACAACAATCTCTTTATGCTAATCAACCATTAACGGGTGCACCAACAATTTCAGTTAGTGGTCAGCCTACAAATGTTACACAACCTACAGCGGCACCTGTTGGTGGATATACTCCATTATTTGTAGGTGCTCCAACCACAACTACTCCTGCTCCAACTACAACACCGACTACTCCGTTTGTTCCTACAGTTGAAGATGCATATACTACAGTAACATATATTGATCCAAGTACAGGTGCTACAATAGAAATTAACTTCTATCAAGGTAAACCAGTACAAGCAATTCCTGCTGGATACATTCCTAAATCTGAGTATGATGCAGGTAACGTAGGTACTGGTACTGGAACTACTGGGCAAACAGGCACGGCAGGACAAACTGGTGTATCTACTACACAAGTTACAGCTAAGGATGACAGTGATAAAAGGGAAATACTGCAGCTAAGAGATAGAGCAGACCAAGAACGTCAACAAGCTGCATTTCAAGACAAACAAAATAAATTAAAAAGTGATAACCCTGATGTTCTTTTAGATATGTGGTTAGATAACAAAAAAACATTAGGGGCTGGTCAAGGCTTAATGACTCTTAGTCCAATTATTGGTGGGGGTACTCTTGCTGCTGGTTATAGAGAACAAACTCAAATTGAAAAAGTTTTAGATGAAAAATTTGAAGGTTGGCGAGAGGGCAAAGGCGGTTTATCTGCAGATGCTGCAGCAAAGTTAAAAGAATACAACGAAGCTGGTGGATTTAGAAACACAAAAATATTTGGCAATGCATTGTTTGAAGATGCAAAAAAGGCTGTGTCTGGAATTAAAGATAGTTTTTCTAAAGAAGGTAGAACTAAAATTTACACAAACTATGCGCAGCAAATTAAAGACGAGGGTCCAAAGTATGACGTAGCAGATAATAGACTATCTGGTGGTGCTGTTGGATTTCAAGCTGTAACAGATAGTAGGGGTGCTATACAAATGAATCAACATGGTATGCCGCAATCTTCTGGAAACCTATCTCTTAAAGAACAACAATCGTATGATAACGCAATAAGAAATGGTGATTCAGCTACAGCCAATCACCATGCTATTATTGCAAAACATCGTGCAGGTCAGGATAACTATGCAGCGGCAGTAGATAAATACGGAGCGGATTCAATACAAGCAAAAAACGCAGGTAAAAACATGTCTTCTGCAAGTAAAGAACAAGCAATTAAATATGGTGGCAGTGTTCACAAAGCATCAGAAAGCGGTACAGCATCTAAAACAAATACATCTGGTACTGGATTTTTTGCTAAGTATGAGCCAAACGATTCGGGTAATGATGATAAAGATTCAAGTTCAAAAACGGGTGGGTATAGCTGTTACGTAGCAACCGCACTAAATAATAAAGGTTATTGGCCTACAATTAAAAAGATGAAACTTATTAAGTGGTGTATGGACGCAAAACCAGAAGATAAGTTTGATACCAAATTATGGCGTAATGGCTATACGGTATTTGGTAAAACAGTTATTGCACCGCATGTAGACAATAAAATTATTCAGTGGTTGTCTGATGGTTTCTATGATTCAAGGGTTAAAAACAAAAAAGATGTAAAATCTTTAATCGGCCTCTTGTTTTTCTATATTCCATCATATACAATTGCATTGTATAAAATGCTACGTAACGATCTAGTAGATATTGAAAGGACTTAACATGGAAGAGGAAGAACTATTACAAGGTATGGAGTCTTCCATGCAGTCAAGTGAAAACATGACTGTTAATGAATACACAAATACACTAGTTGATCGTATAAATAATCTAACAGATAATGAAAAGTTTTCTTTATTAGATATGTTTGGGTCTGAAGAGTTTCAACTTATTGGAAAGATACTTGGTCCTGAAGTTACAGATACAGTTGGAAAACAGATAAACTTCTTTGCAGAAGAAGCTGTACTAAATCCTGAAGGCGTACAGCCCGTAGAAGAGTTTCAAGGTCGAATGCAACGAGAAGAGGACTTCCAAGGTCGGATGCAACGAGAAGACGTAAACGAAGAAGAACCTCAAGACGAAACTGAAAGAATGTTTATGGCCCCTCCTCCAGATATGCGGCGTGATTTAGAATTACAACGTCAATTGGAAGATCAGCCTGACATGCCTGTGTGATAACAACACATTAACTTGTTATATTCGCTGGCTACCCATCCCCCTAACCAACATGGCTACGGTGGCCCCAGTATAGGAAACCAAAACAATGGCAGAAGCTATGGTACAAGAAGTAGAAACTAAATCTGCTTTCATTAATAAAAAATACAAAAATGAAGACCGCCTTAAAAAAGAAGAAGAAGAGTTAGAACAACTAATATCTGAACAAAAAAGTGAAACACAAGAAACATCGGAACAAGAGCCTGAACCACAAGGGGCAGAAGAACGTTCCTTTAAAAAACGATATGGTGATCTTCGCCGCCATATGCAGGAAAAAGAAAAAGAGTGGTCAGATAAGTTTGAGTCTTTACAATCTCAACTATCTGATGCAACTAAAAAAGAAATTAAACTACCAAAGTCTGACGAAGATATTGAAGCATGGACACAAAAATATCCTGATGTAGCAGCAATTGTAGAAACTATTGCAATTAAAAAAGCAAAAGAACAATCTGCTGAATTGGAAGATCGTGTTAAGTTAGTAGATGAAATGCGTATTACAGCATCTCGTGAAAAAGCAGAAGCAGAGTTAATGCGATTACACCCAGACTTTGACGAAATTCGTGATAGTGATAGTTTTCATACGTGGGCTGATGAACAGCCTAAATGGGTACAAGATGCACTATACGAAAACAGTAGTGATGCTCGTTCTGCTGCACGTGCAATTGATTTGTACAAAGCGGATATGGGTATTAGTAAAAAGAAAACTTCAACATCTAATAGCGCAGCTACGTCTGTTAATACTCGCAATAGTCGTAGCCGCCCTGATAGTACAGAAAATTCAAGTGCAATACTAGAATCACAAGTAAATAAAATGTCTGCACAAGAATATGAACGTCGATCAGATGAAATCATGGAAGCTATCCGTACAGGTAACTTTGTGTACGATTTGTCTGGTTCAGCACGTTAAAACCTATTGACATTTAGTTATTTATAAGTATAACTATATGTACAATCGTAAGTGGTACAGCCCCTATATGGATTACCTGTGCCACTTTCATCCTTTTCGCAAACAACAATCCTTTCGGACAACCTAAAGTCTCATGGCCCGTTGATTAAAGTATAGGCCAATACTTTATAATACGCACCCTAGTAGTTTTAGCCTTCGTATAAGATAGTTAGTTCTGCATCTGTATTGCTTTTTAGGAGAATATCAATGGCATTCGCAAAAGCAGGTGGTTACGGTAACTTACCCAACGGTAATTTTTCACCAGTAATCTATTCCAAACAGGTGCAACTTGCATTCCGCAAGGCATCTGTTGTTGAGTCAATCACTAACTCTGATTATTTCGGAGAGATTGCACAAATGGGTGATTCGGTTCGTATCATTAAAGAACCTGAGATCACTGTACAGGCTTACGAGCGTGGTACAACCATCACACCGCAAGACCTAGACGATGAAGATTTTAATCTTACCATCGACAAAGCAAACTATTTTGCTTTCAAGGTAGACGATATTGAAGAGGCGCATAGCCACGTCAATTTCCAAAGCCTAGCATCAGATCGTGCAGCATATCGTTTGGCTGACCAGTTTGACCAAGACGTTCTTGGTTACTTGTCAGGTTATAAACAGTCTGCTCTACATTCTTCTGCTGACACAGTAAACGATGTAGTAAACGGCTCTAAAGCTGTTACAACTGCAGGTTCAGACGAACTTTTGTCTTCAATGAAATTGAACAAAGGTGACTTTGGCAACATCACTACTTCAGGTGCTGCTGACCATTCGATTCCACTAGCAGCACGTTTGCCTGGTGCTACTGCACTGCCAACAGCAACAGCTTCACCAGCAATGGTTGTAGCTCGTATGGCTCGTTTGCTAGACCAGCAACAAGTTGATACACAAGGTCGTTGGCTTGTAGTTGACCCAGTATTTATGGAAATCTTGCGTGACGAAGATTCTCGTCTATTTAACGCAGACTTCGGTGAGTCAGGTGGTCTACGTAATGGTATGGTATTAAATAACTTCCACGGTTTCCGTGTACACGTTTCATCTAACCTACCATCAGTAGGTACAGGCCCAGGAACAACTGGTTCTGCTAACCAAAACACTAACTATGGTGCTATTGTTGCAGGTCATGATTCTGCTGTCGCAACTGCGGAGCAAATCAACAAGACTGAAACATACCGTGACCCAGACAGCTTTGCTGACATTGTTCGTGGTATGCACCTATACGGTCGCAAAATCCTTCGTCCAGAAGCGATTGTGACAGCTAAGTATAACGCAGCGTAAGAGGAGATTGAACAATGGCTTTAAATGGTATTCGTAAAATCTCAGTAGAACTTGAAGCAACAGCATTGG